GCGCGCGATGACGGAACGGTTGACAGGGATTTTCAAAACAACGGCCGCTGGCTGTTTACTAATCAGAATAACCAAGAGGTAACACATTGGATGCCGTTCCCACCGGCTCCCGTAACAGCTTAAGGAGGAATATCTATGCCAAATGAAATGAAAATAGCCGACAGCGGTGATAGAACACAGTTTGATACCGGTGCTGTCAGAGATATGCACGAAGGGAAGGGCAGGTGTGACCTGCTTCCGATGTGCGTTTAGCTTCGCTTGGCTCGCCATTATGAAAACGGCTCCCGCAAATACGGTGACCGCAACTGGGAAAAAGGTATACCGTGCCATAGCTTTGCAGACAGCGCTTTGCGACATCTGTTTAAGTATATGGATGGTCAGACCGATGAGGACCATCTTATTGCCGCTATATGGAATCTCTGCGGTCTCGCTTGGACCGAAGAAAAGCACCCGGAGCTTATAGATATACCGGCGAGAATGAAAACAAGTGAATCCCTTCTCCATAAAAGGAACCAAGGACACTGGAATAAATTTAGTATGGGCTGTGATGCTGAATATGTGTGCTCAAATTGCAATTTTACTATAGTGGAAGCTGACCCAGAAGAAAAGTGTGAATATAACTACTGTCCTATATGCGGAAGCAAAATGAAATTGGAGGAATAACAATGCCTAATGTAAGCTTGGTAAACGGACACATTGACGAGCCGAAAATCGCAAGTAAATCAGTTTTAATAAGCATACAACCCAAATGGTGCGAACTGATCGCAAGCGGTAAAAAGACGGTTGAGGTTAGAAAGAGCAGACCGAAACTTGAAACACCGTTTAAGGTTTATGTCTATTGCACGAAAGGAAAACCGCTTTTAAAAACAATAGACAATTCGGTTTTTATCGAAAATACATATAAAGACGGTGAAAACCTTTACGGCTTGTATGAACATATAAACGGCAAAGTCATAGGCGAATTTGTGTGCGATAAAATTACAGACGCAAGGGATATGGGCGGCGACGAGTTTTATCCAAAATCTTGTTTAACCTATGAAGATTGGCGAAAATATACAGACGGCACAAAAAACACTATTTGGCTTTGGCACATATCAAATCTTGTAATCTATGACAAGCCGAGAGAGTTGAGCGAGTTTTCAAGCGGAAGTTCAAGACTTGAATTTAGCAATACTGAAGATGGTTTTCCGTTGAAATGGTCGGGAAAGAAAAGACCGCCGCAGAGCTGGTGCTATGTGGAAAGCGGGGTTGAGGGAGAATGACAAAAGAAGAAATTAAGGAGATAACAAAATGCTAACAGCTGAAGCCTGGGAGGCGCTAAAAAACCGCCGTCCCGTAATATTAACAATGCCCGGTGGGCATGAGTTTGAATACAAGCGTGTATCTGCAGTTATAACTCGAGTAAAGGATAACGATGAACTGGATACTACGGTTGAGCTTGAAGATATCCGTGCAAATTCGGTCACAATAGCGGGCCCGAAAAGTATCAGATATAAATAATGTAAGAATAGGTCATAGCGGGTCAAAAGGCGACCCGCTTACGGCCTTGTATGCAATAGTAACAAATCGACGATTTTAAGGAAAAATATCATGCAAAAAAATATAAACACACAAAACAGTCCCGGTCAGGGTCGCGTCGGGTTCCGAGAGTTAACTAAGAGAGTAAGGCTGCAGGTCGAGGCAGATACCTTCCCGGTGCGGGATAAAGCTCAGGTGGATGAACTCTGTTACATAATAGCCGAGGTATATAGCCTTCACGAATCGGCGCAGGTGCGTATCGATGGTGAGCAGTATTCAGCTGCAACCATCGCAGAAGTGTTTTCACTGCTAACTGCCGAGCACCTGCAGTATGTGATAGAGCATTTTAACAGCCTTACCTATCATGTTACCCATAAAAAGTCATATCTTCGAACCGCGTTGTATTATTCTATATTTGAATTGGCAAGCGCGGCCGCCAACGATGCTGCACAAAATTCACTTTAAGGACGGTCAAAAATGATAAGAGAAAAGAAAACTAAATCGGGGCCTCTGCTCGAGGCGGATTTCTTTCCCGTCTGGCCGAACGGCAAGCGAATGCCCGAACGCGCTCCAAAGGCCCAGCGCTCGAGCGAAGCGCAAGCAAAATACAATCAACAGCAGGCAGTTAAGCGCACCATCCGTATTATCAATACCAATTTCGGCACCGGTGATGTTTGGATGCACCCTACATACGAAGCCGTCAACGCGCCATCCACACGCGAGGATGCAATGCGCGATATCCGCAACTATATCCGACGTGTGAAGACCAAGCGTGCATCAGAACTGAAGCGTGTAGAGCAGATGCTTAAAAAATGCCCGGAGGATAAAAGGCTTAATGAGCAGTTTGCAAAACTCTCGCAGCCGTTTAAGTATTACGGCCGCATCGAGAAGCAGGTTTATAAAAGCGGACCCTATGCCGGGCTTATAAATTGGCACTTCCATATCTTTATGACCGGGGGCATCGATAGAGATACCCTCGAGGATATGTGGCCGAAAGGTATGCGAACCAATGCCGACCGTTTTCAACCCGAAAAGTTTGGTCCAGAAGCGGCCGCAAGATATGCTTCAAAAGATCCCGACGGTGACCGCCGCTTTTTCTGCAGTAAAAATCTTGATAAACCCAAGACCTCGCAGAAGGACGGCAAAACAACGCGCCGTAGTGTAGAGCGAATGTGTGCTCTGTGTGCTGATGATAAGGAGTTTTGGGAAAAGCGCTATAAGGGATACCGCTTTATTCGAGCTTTTCCGCGTTTCAATGAATTTAATGGACATTGGTATTTGTCTGTGATTATGTATAAGACCGACGGCTCCGGGATTCTCCCCGAATGGAAAATAAACGACTGGGCCGAGGAATGGGAGGAGAAAGATATATCATGAAAATTAAAAAAATAATTGACATTTGCAAAAAGACAGGAAATATCATAATCTACAACACCGAGCGTGGTAGCTGGCTCTCGGATGGCTTTGCCTGGTATCCAACGAGTGACCTGCCGCAGTTCGATGAGGTAACGCTTTGTAAGGTATACGATATTACTGATTCGCAGGCATCCAAAATTAACTTCCGCCATGAAGGCGCCTTGCCGTCAGAGTTTTGCTTTGATGATTTGTGCGAGGGAGAAAAACTGTCCTCTCGCGGACCGCTTTGGTTGTCAAGCGGTAATACGGGTATTATTCCTTATGAGGCTACCCAGGGCGTTGAGTTCATAAAAGCCAAATACTTTGCGCCGCTTTCCGATATCAAGGATTCGATGCTTGATGTGTATGAACGAATAAGCGCAAGCGGAAAGACCTATTTTGTCGCAAAAACGGGTCTTATTGTTGTTGCAGTCATAACCGCCTGTGATGTTGTAAATAAGGAATTTGTAGCGCAGTTGAAAGCACTTACCGAACAATGCGAGGTTAAACTGTTTAACGAACCTCAACAAGACGCACCTGCACAGATGAATATAGAGGACGGTGGCGCCGAATGATTTTTAAAGATGCCGGCGCCGTTATAGGTGTGCTCGCGATTGGTATTATCGCGGGTCTGTTTCTCGCTGCACTTTTATCGGCGAACAATAAGCGGAGGTAGCCTATGCAAGAGAGGAAGTGCACCGTTTGTAATGAACAATATAGTCCGACCAACCCACGGGATAATATATGCCAGGACTGCCGCCAATGGCACGCCTTGGCATACAAAGAAAAAGACCCGATGAAGGTGGAGCGCATCCGCGCACTTTATAATGCCGAACACAAGCCGTATCTTTCATACGGCAAATTTGTTGCGCTGTTAAATGAAATTGAAAGGAAAAGAAAACTCAATGACGGTTAAGGAGAAGAAAAAAATACTCAATGAAATTCAGCTCAGGCGAAACCGCATTGAAAACTTAAAAAACAAAATATCAGCAAAAGTGTCCGAACAACCCTTGCAGAAGGTTAAACCGACCGACAAAATGCAGGGCGGCTCAAATACGGCTGATATACTGACCCGCTATACTGAAGCAAAGGAGAGCCTGATTGACACATTGCGGGGCGAACTTGCAGAGTTGGTAGAAGCGGAGAACAGAATATACTGCGGGATAAAGCACCTACCGCTGATAGAGCGGGAAATATTAGAGCTGCGTTATATTGACGGAAAATCGCTTTTGCAGGTATCGCATAAATTGAACTACAGTTATGACCATATTAGGCACTTGCATGGTATAGCCTTGTTGCATTTGGAAATATAAAAAGGGAGTCGCACAGACTCCCTTTTTGTTAGAAAAAATTGAAAATTTTTTATTTTTTTGCAAAAAACACTTGACATACTGCAAGCAGTATGCTATAATATAATTACAGCAAGGGAGAACCCAAGCGAGTTAAAAAATAAGGGGGTGGTTGAAATGAAAAACCAAAAAGAAAAGCCTACCACTTTTCAAATTGCGACATTGATAATCGAAGCCGTCACAGCACTGGCCGCTCTGATTACCGCAATTAAATGGTGGTAGGCACCAAGGAGGGGCGCAAGCCCCTCCAAACCCTTAAGGTTGGCATAGATATTATAACACATGGAAAGGAGTTTTACAAGTGGCAAAAAGAATATGGTGGCTTATGCCGATGTGTGTATTGATTGTTATAACCGCAAAAGCAGGTTTAACCGTTCCGATTCGAATAGCGTTCGCCACTCTTGCAGTTGCTATGTTGGTAGATTTTATATTTGCTTTTAGGAGGTTAAAAAATGGCAGAGGAAAAAAGAAAGACTAAAACCTCAACCGCCGTTAAGGCGAGGTATAATCAAAAAGCGTATGATGTAATTTCTATACGCGTGCCCAAAGAAATGGCTCAGCGCTTTAAGGATAAGTGTGCTGCGGATGATAAATCTCAGGCGCAGGTAATTAAAGATGCAATCAATGCCTTCTTAAATCAATAGCGGGTTAACACACCACAACACAAAAATAATGATAAGATGATATTGTAGAGAAAAGGACAAACGGGAAACCGCTTGTCCTTTTTCTTATTTGTGACAGACAAAGCGTTCTGTCGGATGAGGTGGAGGGAAATACTTAAAGCGTGTAAATACTGCGGAGGAATACATAAAGCCGATTTTATCTGTCCGCGCAAACCCAAGAGTCAGTATGTGCGTGATGAAAAAATAGTTTCTTTTAGAAACTCAAAAGAGTGGAAGGAAAAAAGAGAGAAGATTAAACAACGCGACTGCGGTTGCTGCGTCGCTTGTTGGCACAATATGGCGGGCACGCTTAAGCGCATAAATACTCGGTCGCTTTCGGTGCATCACATAGTTCCGCTTGTCATAGCATGGGCGTTACGCTTATGCGACAACAATCTTATAACGCTATGCGAACATCATCACGAAGCTGCTGAAAAAGGTGAGATTCCGCAGCAGTTATTGTTTGATTTAGTGAAAAAAGGCGTAAAAATATCCCCCCCGGAGATGCCCTTTCGAGAATTATGATGCTTTCGGATACCGACGGCAGGGGTATATAAATAAAAAATTCCCAATATGGCATTTTGAAAAAACAACCGAAAAGCGAAATAGATTTATTTTTTTCGCCATTTTATTAATAAGATTCATATTTATGCGCAACAAAAAAAGGAGTGAAAATAGAGATGCCAAGACCTTCAAAATCAATAAATTCAGTAGCGGGGCATCGCACAAAAGCTGAAAAAATGTTGCGTGAAAATGCTGAAAAAGGGTTAAAAACAGGCATAAAAATGAAAGAGTTTCGGGAAGTCAAAAACGACCCGGTTGCTCATTCTCAGTTTATGCGTGTTCGCAAATTACTGAAGGCTAACGATAAAGATGATGATATGTATTCGGCTGTTGTTAACAGGTATTGCTTGCTTTACTCTGAGTGCAAAAAATATGAAATATTAAAAGATGCATATTCGAAAAGCATTGAAGAATTATCCGCGGACAAAGAACTCGTTGTTGAAGGTTATGCCACCAGCTGCTCCGATGCTGTATCGCTAACAACATACTACAAGATGAAAAACAATTTTTCAAAAGCAATTATCTCTCTTGACACTGCGATTATGTCTAAACGCAAGATGATGTTTGATATTGAAAAAGAAAATCTAATGACGGTCGCATCCGGCTTGCGTTCAATTCCTAAAAAGCCCGTTGAGGCTGAGGAGGATCCTGTGCTTAAGGCGTTGAAGGATGATGATTAAACAAGGCCGAGCTTATCGTTATGCTACTTGGTGCGTTAATGAGACTGAAGGAAAAACGGGAGTCTATGTTAAAAAACAGTGCGCCTCTTGGATAAAAATCTGTGACGATGAGGATCCTGAAGCGTATATTGATGAGAAAACTTACAAAAAGATACTTAAATTACTGCGTCTGATGGTGCATCCAGACCTTCGGTGTCCTATGGATGAAGCTTTGGAAGATTATGCGATGCTATTGATAACGGCTGTGTTTTGCACAAAGCACAGGGAAACAGGAAATAGATACTATCAAACGGCACTACTGAAAATCTGCCGAAAGAACTTTAAAACTTTTACCGCTGCAGTAATCTTCATTATTGCTATGCTTATCGAGCCTCGATTTAGTAGGTTCTTTTCGGTGGCGCCGGATCTGAAACTATCAAAAGAGTTGCAGGTGGCCATTAAGAAAATCATTAAAAGTTCGCCGGTATTGAATAAGGACAAATATTTTAAATCACTACGGAGTGAAATCAGATGTCCGATAAACGATAGCGAATATACACCGCTTGCGTATTCTGAAGACCGTATGGACGGCAAGCTAGCTGCAATGTTCTTGGCGGATGAGGCCGGCGCAATGGACAGTTACCCGGTTGAAGCTATGAGGTCCTCACAGCTTACGCTCAAGGACAAACTTGGAATCATACTTTCCACCGAATATTCCAACGACAACAATGTGCTCATCGATGAGACAGACCGCGCGAAAAAAATCCTTGACGGTTTGCTCGAAGATAGAAGATACTTTGCCCTTATTTATGAACCTGATACGGAATATCACACCGGGGACAGGTGGAAGACGGCAAACGAAGCGATTTATCAGTCAAACCCTATTGCGATTTCTTATCCGTATGTTTTTGAGGAACTGTTAAAGATGCGCGCTCTTGCCATTCTTTATGAGAACAAGCGCGAAAATTTTATTTGCAAACACCTAAACATTCATTACAAATCGCTTGGCGTAGAAGGCTTTATTGATATTGGCAAGGTAAAAGAGTGTGTCATTGAGCCGAGTCTGGATTTTTGGAGGGGGCGGCGCGTCTATCTCGGGCTTGACCTTTCTCAAACAGACGATAACACTTCGGTTGCAATGGTAACCTTTGTTGAGGGCGTGGTTTATGCGAAGGTGTGGGCTTTTGTTCCTAGGGATGCGGTAGAGTTGAAGTCGATACGCGAAGGTGTTGATTATAACAAAATGATAAAGGATGGCGAGGCATTTGCCTGCGGTGATAGTGTTATAGATTATCAATTTGTTGAACGATTTATTCAGATGTTACCGTATCGCTATGGTGTTGAAATAGTTCAGCTTGGTTTTGATAGATATAACGCAATTTCATCTGTCCAGAAGTTGGAAAACCCGAAAGATCCAACTATCGTTCCAATCGAGTGCGTTGAGATACGTCAACATTCTTCAGTATTGCATCCAGCAACAAAATTTCTGAAGGAGAAAATCCTAGAAAAATTGTTTAGATATGAAAAAAATCGGCTACTTGAAATTAACTTTCAAAATGCCCGATGCACCGAGGATACAAACCTCAACAAATATGTTAACAAAAAGAAATCGACTGGTAAGGTTGATATGGTTATCTCTATTATTAATGCGCTTTATTTATTGTTAGTAAATGAGATATTAGCCCAGGAAAGTTGGGGCGGTCAAAGTTTTTAATTTGGAGGAATGCTGAATGGCTATCTGGCCTTTTGGAAGTAAAAAAACCGAAGTGAGGGCCGAGACAAGTGCTGAAAAAAATGAGAGTGAAAATTTAACACTTGAACAGATATTTGGAACGGCAGAGTGCAGCAGGAGTATGGCACTGCAAATACCTGCAGTATCGGCCGCAATCAATAAGATTGGTAATACAATAGCTCGTTTGCCAGTCAGGCTTTACGATAAATCTAGTGGTCGTCCGGTTTGTGTGGAAGAAGATCGCCGCGCTCATCTTTTGTCCGTTGACCCGGGAGACGCTTTGAATATTGCGAATTTTTGGAAAGCCGTCGTTGCTGATTACTATCTCGGTAAAGGTGCATACATATTTATCGACAAAAATAATGGGGTGGTTAGATCCCTCAGATATGTTGATAACAGCAGAGTAAGTGTTGTGCTCAACAATGAGCCCATTTTTAAGGATTACGATATATATGTGGACGGTAACAAATACTATCCATTTGAATTTATTAAGGTTTTGCGTAGCACTAAAAACGGGGCACGATCAATGCCTATCACAACTGAAAACAGCAAGATATTGGCGGTGGCATATGAAACGTTGGTATTTGAACATAAGCAGGTTAAAAAAGGCGGCAATAAGCGAGGATTTTTTAAATCGGCTAAGCAGTTAACCGGGCCTGCGCTGGAATCACTTAAGGATGCGGCGAACAGTTTGTATAACAGCTCCGAAGGAAGTGAGAAAAATCTTGTCTTAAACGATGGTGTTGATTTCAAAGAAACGAGTGCCACATCTGTTGAACTGCAGCTTAACGAAAACAAGCGCACCAATTCGGATGAAATATATACGCTATTCGGTTTTCCATCTTCTGTTATTCGCGGCGGCGCTACCGAGAATGATAAGAAACTATTTGATAACTGCGTTGTAGACTTATTATGCGTTATTGAGTCAGCATTAGATAAGGATTTATTGCTAGAATCAGAAAAGCCAACCCATTATTTTGCATTTGATACGCGCGAACTTACGCGCGGCAATATCAAAGAACGTTTTGAAGCCTACGAGATAGCTATACGTAACCATTTTATGCAGCGTGATGAGGTCAGAAGGGAAGAGGATCTTGAGCCTCTCAACTTTAACTATATAACGCTCGGTCTTGCGGACGTGTTCTACGATGTAAAAACAGGCGAGATATTTGTTCCGAACACCGGGCAAAAAGGCAAAATAGGTGATATGAAAGGGGGTAAATAACTTTGAAAGTAGAAGTCAGAGCGGATGGATGTCGCATCAGCGGATATGTCAATGTAACCGGAAAGAAATCTCGCCCGATAATTACTCCGCATGGCAGATGTGTGGAAATTATCGAGGAAAGGGCTTTTGAGCGTGCCATTACTAAGTCAGGTAATATCGATGTGACTGTGGATCACAATAGCGGGAGTATATTTGCTCATTCTTCAGATGGAACGCTTAAAATGTATGAAGATAGCATAGGTTTGCATGCGGATGTGATTATTACCGACCCGAACCTTATTGACATTGCTAAAAAAGGCAAAATAAAGGGTTGGAGTTTCGGTATGAGAAACGTTATCGACACTCTTGAAGAGAGGGCGGGCGAACTCCCGATTCGCCACATAACAGACTTTGAGTTGGACCACTTGACACTTGTTGTCAATAAACAACCCTGTTACGCCGCCACATCGGTCGAAGTGAGGGCAGAAGGAGCGGTTGATATTGAATATCGAGCGTTTGACAACGATATTAAACTATCTGTCGTAGAAGCACCACCGAAAATAGATTATTCAGAGTATATCAATCGCATAAATTCTTTATAAATCGTCTTCAAAGACGTTTAAAAACAAAAAAATAAAGTGAGGTAAAAAAATGTCCCAGAAAATGAAGTCTCTTGTTGAGCAGAGAGATAGCCTTAAAAAGCAGCTCAACGAAATTCTCGTAACGGCACAGACCGAAAATCGTGCCATGAGCGACGAAGAAAACGGAAGATTTGAGAAAATCGAGGGTGAAATCAAGGCTATTGATCGAACTCTCGCAGCCGAAGATCGCGCTCGCGGCATTAACGAGTCAGGCAATGAGGCAGGTGAAAAAATCAACAGTGATGAGCCCACCGCAGCTGAACTCGAGGAGCGAGCTTTTGCCAACTATATCTATGACCGCATTTCCGAAAATCGTGCTGAGATAACTGCGATGACCCAGGGCGCCAACGGCGGTATCGTCCCCACCACCATCGCCAATCGCATCATTGCCGAGGTCAAGGATATGGTTCCCTTCCTAGAGATGTCCGAGGTCATCAGCACCAACGGTAAGGTTTCTATACCTGTATATACCGAGGACGGCGCGAACGCAATAAGTGCAGCCTATGTCGATGAGAATAATGATCTTACTGATAATGTCGGTAAGTTCACAACTGTCGATCTTAATGGTTTTGTTATCGGCGCTCTTGCACTCGTTTCCGAAAAACTGAAAGATAATGCTGATATCGACGTTGTTGGCTTTGTTGTAACTCGCGTTGCCGAAGGCATTGCCGAGATGCTCGAAAAGGAATTTGTAGTAGGAACTGACGGAAAAATCACCGGTATCCTTTCTGCAAAGAAGATCATAAAGGCTGAGTCTGCTGCTGCCATCACTTATGATGAACTGGTTAACCTTAAGCACAGTCTGAAGCAGCGTTTCCGCAAAAAAGCTTGCTTTATCATGCATCCCTCTACATACACCGCCATCTGTAAGCTCAAGGATGAAAACGGTCTTCCTTATTTCAAGGAGAGTGAGTATAAGATTCTTGATCTCCCGGTTATCGAGTCTGATTCAATGCCCGAGATTGGTGCCTCCAATAAGGTTATTTCTTGTGCTAATCTTTCCGGTTACACCATAAAAGCAACCAAAAATGTCGAAGTTAAGATTCTTCGTGAGAAGTTTGCGACTAAGCATATGCTTGGTGTTCTCGGCTTTGCTGAATATGATGCAAAGATTTCCAACGAGAGAAAGTTCGCCACCCTTCAGATGGCTGAGGCCTAAAAATGAAGGTTAAGGCGCTTAAGAGTTTTGCAGGCGTGGTCAGTATGCATGCAAATGAAATCAAAAACATAGCGAATGAAAGTATCGCTAAAAGCTTGATAGCTTGCGGTTATGCGGAAAAGGTTGCGGAAACCGCAAAAAAATCAACCACTAAAGAAAGCGGTAAAAAACAGTGAAAATATCGGAACTGACAGATGAGATTATTAAGGAATATTGCGGTATGGATGCCGAGGAGCCACTTTTAGAAACATACAAAGCGGCCGCAAGAGCGTTCATTTCAGGCTATACAGGGTTAGCAAGTGATAAACTTGATACTTTTGATGACCTATCAATGGCATATTTGATTTTAATAAACGATATGTCCATAAACCGTGATTATTCCGTATCTAAAGATACGGTAAATCCTTCGGTCGGTTCGATTCTAAATATGCACTGCATTAAACATATAGCGGGGTAACATTATGACGTTCAATAAGCGTATTGTGATTCAGCGAGAGGTGCGTGACGGCGAGGGATCGTTTGCCAAAAAAGAATGGAAACCCATCGGAACCATACACGCTAATTGGCAAAATGCTTTTGGCTCGGAATTGTGGGCGGCCGAAAGCGCCCAGGCCAAGAAACCAGCCACCGTAACGGTGCGTTATAATGCTTTTAAATCACTTGGCGTTGACGAAACATGCCGAATTGTTTTCGGGGATACCATATACAAGATTGTTGATGCCCATGATGTGCAGGAACGTCATATTAAGGTTGAAATAAAGGTGGAGGCGGTCGTTAATGGCTAAAAGGCTATGGAGTCAATCTTCATACGGCAAAACGGCTTTATCGGCAAAATTCAGTGTAGAAGGTGTTAATGAACTACTTGAGAAAATTGCTGAAACTGGTAAAAATGTTGATGCCGCCTGTCATAAAGCGGTCGCAGCCACCCTGCCTATTATTGAAAAAAGCATGAGAGATGGTGCCAACAGACACCGCCGAACCGGCGAAGTTGTAGAAGCTATTGAGCTGCAGGATGTTAAACAGCAGGGCAACTATATCTACGGCGTTGTTGGCATCAATCTTGAAAAACATCCTGAAGCAATCGAGGGTGTTTTTCAAGAATATGGCGACGGTCATTCGCCCGAATTTCCAGACCCGTTTGTTCGACCTGCTGTTGATGACAATAAACGCCGAATTAATTCCACAATAAAAAAAGTTTTACAGAAGGAGGGGGTGCCTGTTGAGTGATTGGCTGAATGCAGCTGAAGCTGCATTGAAATCCATAAAAGCAAAAACCAATATTCCATATGATTGGGAACGCTTTGAAGCGGAAGGCGCTCGACAACTCCCCGATAACTTCATCGTTTATTTTTTAGTCAGTGAGCCTCCGGCGCTGATTGTGGATAATAAAGAATTGTCATCTCTTCCGCGAATCCAGGTTAGTTTTTTTTACCGCAAAAAAAATGATTTTCCAATTGTCCAGGATTTAATTAAGGAGCTTTTTGTGCTCCACGGCTTCGTGCGCGTGGGATCAGGAAGAATACCTTATCAGAAAGACACCGGCCATTATGGTTGGCGATATGATTTTAATTTTTACGAAAGAAGGTAAAACATATGAACGAGAACGAAAAGGATGTATACGGTGAAGTCGTAGGCTGTGATGAAATACACTATTCGTTACTTAAGAGCGATACTAAGGAACTTTATGATGCGGATGTTCCAAAGTATATGGCGCCTGTTGCCGAAATTACGATGGAGGACGGCAGCACACCTAACAAGCGTTTCTATGATAATATAGCGCGTTATGTGGATATGGTAGAGAACGATGGCAATGTGAGCATTGTTGTGTCGGGTATCCCGTGCGCTATCGCTGCGGCCTTAACCGGCAAACATTATGATGCCAAAACTGGCAAATTATATGATCCCGGCACCGTTGTTGCAACCCCTTGGGCAACATTGTCCGGCCGTATGTCTATAGCGGGCAACAATTATAGATATTTCCAATTTCTTAAGGGCAAGTTTGCCGTAGGTAACACTACCGCAAAAACCAAAGAAGGTGGCAATATAACTCCAAATACAACCGAGTTGATTTTCGTGCCGGTAACAACTATCCACGCATTTCAACTTGACGAGGAAACAGTGGCAGGCGCAAAGTCTGTTAAAGCTGATACTACAGATCCCGCATTTGTAGATGCAGAAACTTGGTTCAGCAAGGTTCAAACACCGCCAGAGGTGACTGCCGCAACTGCTGAAGAAGGCGCTCAATCTGCTGAAGAATAATTTTTTAGAGGCGGTATCGTAATGCTACCGCCTCTGTTTTAAAAAAGGAAGGTAAAAATGAAAGCTCCTATTGAATTGCATTTTTATAACAAACACGATGAAATTATTAAGACTTTTTCAAAGTCGACTATACGTTGGAAATTCCTCAAGGAAGCAGTTGTTCTTTGCGAGACAGAAGGACAACCGGGACTTGATTTGATATATGACTTTGTTTGTCGTTTTTACGATAATAAGTTTAGCATTCGAACTTTAAAGAAATATACCGATGTAGGACAGGTTACCGCTGTTGCTTCTCATATAGTGACACGAGTGCTAAATATGATGCAGGAAGAAGGCATAGAAATGCCAAAAAAACCGAAAGCGGCGAGGAAAAAGAATCTAAGGCGTATGCTTTGCCGCATGATTGGCTCTTTGAGGTGGAGAGCATAATAATACGCCTGGTTCCCGCATACACACTTGAAGCAATTGATGAATGTGATGTTCACCGCTTATTGCCTTATTATTTTTGGGATTATCGTAAGGCGTTGCGGGCGCGTAAAAAACTTGAAGACGATTTCGTAATAAAAGATGGCAAGAAATTCAAGAGAGTTGCCGCCGATGAAGCCGAGTGGCTTGATAAAATCTTTTAGTTAGGAAGGAGTAATGAAATGCCTTCAGAATATGAGAATGATTTATCTGCGCGAGTAGGTCTTGATACTACCGAGTGGAAAAAAGGAATAGCAGACCTTAATGCTGGGATTAAACATATTGAAACCGGATTTCAGGCTTCAGCTGCCCTCATGGATGACTGGAGCAATTCCTCGGAAGGATTGAACAAGCGGTTATCAAGCCTCAATGAAAAACTGGAACTACAAAAAAAGAAACTCGCAATCCTTAAGCAAGCTTATGAAGAAGAAGTTGCTGCCAATGGTGAGAGTAGCAAAGCGGCTGAGGAATTGGGCAAAAAAATGTATTCTGTCAAAGCTGAAATCGACAGAACACAATCCAGTGTTAAAAAATATACTGTTAAACTTAACGAAATGACCGATACCACTACGAAGACTGCAAATAAGCTTAATGATTTATCGAGTAAAACGCGCACATTATCATTAACCGCGACTGCAGGATTGGCGGCCTTGGGGGCAGGTCTCGTTAAAGCTGGTCAGACAGCAGATGAACTGAATACTCTCGCAAAGCAGACAGGTTTGACGACTGCTGAAATTCAGAAGTTTAAATATGCATCTGATATTATAGATGTGAGTCTCGATGATCTGACCGGTGCATTAAGAAAAATGACACGAAATATGATAAGCACGTCTGCTGAAGTAAAAGGCGCATGGGATACCCTAGGTATATCAACCGTAGATGCCGATGGACACGCAAGAGATGCTATTGAAACTTTTTACGATGTTCTAGAGGCGCTCTCCGAAGTTAAAAACGAAACAGAGCGAGATCAACTCGCAATGCTTATTTTTGGTAAATCTGCAAATGATTTGGCGGGCATTGTCGATGATGGCGGTGCCGCTTTGCGGCAGTTAGGACGGGAAGCCGAAAGTTTAGGCCTTATAATGTCGCAAGATGCTATAGACGGTGCTAATGAGTTTAATGATGTTATAGACAAAATGAAAGCCACTGTATCAGCGGAACTCGGCAAAGCCTTTTCTGAAAATGCTGCAGAGTTAACTGAAACAATGCAAAGCTTGGCAAACGTTATTGTTTCGATTATAAAATTTTTTGCTGATTTGCCTGCCCCAATACAAAAGGGAACAGTTGCCATAATGGCGCTAACCGCGGCGCTGTCTCCAGTATTAAAAATTTCTTCTTCACTTATTACTACATATTCAAAGTTAAAAACCAAGATTTTGGAAAAGACAACCGCGACCGTCGCTGATACAACTGCAACTACAGCCAATACAGCCGCAACCAAGGCCAATTCAAATGCGGCAAAAACATCTGCCACGGCTCTTAATAAGGCTGGAACGGCGGTTAAGAGTTTTGGTGCTGCTGTAAAAGCAGCTACACCTTTAATAACAGCAATCACAGCCGCAATCGGAATTATGTATTCTATTTCGGAAAGCGCCAAGCAAGAAACAGTTGAGATGTATGATGCCCTGATTGAAAAAAATAGGGAAGCACATGAAGCTGAACTTGAGCAAATAGAAAGTTCTATTGCGGCACTGGAAGAAGAAACTGAGACCAAAAAAACTACGGTTGAGGAATATTATAAAAATAAAATTTCCTATTTAGATGAGGATCTTAAGGCGCAAAAGCAGGCAATTGAGTCGGAGCAGGAACTTTATGAGCGGGCTTATAAAGAGCGCATAGGTCTTATTGAGCAAGAGCATCAGAAAAAACTTCAAGCCCTGCAGGACGAAAAAAAGCAACGTATCCAAGCGGTTCAAACTCAAATAGATGCTCTTGAAAAAATGGATGAAGAAGAGGAGAAGCGAGAAAAGAACCGCGAAAATGAGAAAAAACTCGCGGAGTTGCAAAAGGCTATTGCTGATGCTGATACATATTCGGAAAAAGTTGAGGCAGAAGAAGAATATGCGGATTTTGTAAGAGAATTAGAAAGGGAAAACGAACGAGAAAAACGCGCCGCCCAAATCAAGGAGTTAGAAAATCAAATTGAACTTATTGAAGAGGAATGCGACAATCGTGAAGAGCAATACGAATCCGAACTTGATGCAGTTAAGAAGTTGGAGGAGGAAAAATATCAGGTAATTAAAAGCTATCACGCGAAGCGTTTGCAAGAACTTGAAGGATTTGTTGAGCGGCAGACACTTATATTAACAAAGGCGATGGAGGAAGAAATAGATGCGGTAATCAAAGAAACAGAGGCAGAAATTGCTGGTTTAGAGTCAATTATGAAAATCAAAAGTTATATTGCGCTCCAACAAGCAGATTATCTTAACCAGCAAAAAGCACATGCAGCGAACAAGCCTTTTTGGATGGGCGGCGCATCTTCAGATCCCGCTTGGATGAAAGCTTTTAAATATAAACCCTCAGGTGATGTTGAGAGTTCATACGATGCATTGTCAGAAGAGGAAAAGAATGTTTTATCAGACGCATTTGCAATGAATATTATCCGCAATTTGGATGTATCCGACCCTAAGGCTGTTGAGCAAGCCATTGATAACCTTTTTGGTAACAAAAAAAACATAGTTGATAAGATTAGTAACCTTAATAACACTCAAAATGCCAATGGAACAAACTTCTGGCGCGGTGGACCTACAGGCATTAACGAAATGGGAGGAGAGATTATCAATCTTCCGCGCGGGACACAGATTATTCCGCATGATGTCTCAGTAGAGTTTGCCCGAGCTGCCGCCCAAGCATCGATTACCAACACAACCACCAATAACACCACTAATAATTATGGGGCTCAGCAGCAGGTTACCGTCCTTGAGGTTAGTGGCAAAAAAGTTGCTACTGTTGTCGAGCCAGCTGTATCCGTTAGAATGAGCAATAATATCTATGGAAGGAGGCGTAGTGGTGGTAGATAACACCTTTTCTTTCGGGGGAATATCCTCCTCGGATTTTCAAATCACGTATGATACGGAACGTCATTTAATATTGCCGGAAAAACGAAAATACACTCAGGAAATTATAGGCTATGACGGTGTTGCTGATTTTGATATACCGGGATATGATGTCAGTATTTTTACACTTTCGTTGTATTTTGAAGGAGATTTTGCCGATTTGCGCGCAAACGAAGATGCGATAACTTCATGGCTTTATAACAGTGGTTCAGCAAAGCGCTTGATTTTTGGAAATCGTCCGGATAGGTATTATTTGGCTAAAGTTTATGCTGCTCTTGATTTTACTAACACAAAAACTCGACAGATAGGAACGGTTCAATTTGAGTGTAACCCGCCGTGGTGTTATTTGCTGGATGGAACATTACAATCTCCTGAAATGCTCGAATGGACTAATTGTTCTTTTCAAAAAGAAAATCAGTTTTATAAAGAGTTTACCAAGGAAGGAACTATACGATTTTATAACGTAGGTCGCCCGGTTAAGCCTGTAATAAAGGTTATAGGAAGTATATCGAAAGGGTTTACACTTTTCTGCGATGGGCGAGCGTTCATTATAGAAACGGATATTTATAATGACGGAATCAAGATCGACTGTGAATCTGAGACCGTAATCAGAATGTCAAATGGAGAAAATTTGAGCCCATTTATAACGGTTGATGAGTTTATTGAGCTACCCAGCGGGAAGGTTAGCATTGATGTAACTGCGCCGCATATAGGAGAATATCCACAAAATCTAACCGTTTTTGTTGAAATGACGGTGTCTTTAGGAGTGTAGCAGTGGGGAGAATAATTGTATATAATTCGAGATTGCGTCGTTTAGGAAGCACATCAAAAGCCTTTGATGTGCAAAAACTTGAAGAGTTGATGCGTGAATATACCCTTCAATTTTCAATAGTTAATACGGACTCTGTTTTTCAATACATATCTGATGACTCCGTATTTGAGTTCCAAGGCCAAAAATTTGATATTAGCGGTGTTGACGGTGAAAGCGGAAAAAATAATGTAACGCAAATATCGGCACAACATATATCATATCGATTAGCGGATTATACGCTTCCTAATGGTTATTCCTTTGTAGGAACCCTCGATGAAATTGCTAATGATATTTTGAATGAAGCGAGACTTGTTGATGGTAGGCCAGCAAGCAGCTTGTTTAAAATAGGGCAAACTGCGGATATAGGAACCACCAGTTACTCAACAGGCGATGAAAATAATGTAACGGCAAGACAGGCATTAATTGGGTTATCGAAACTTGGAGTTGAGGTTTCTTTTGATAACTTTACTGTGAACATTCCCGACCGTGTTGGCAAGGACAGCGGGTTTGTTTTCAAATATGGTAAGAATCTTTCGGGGGTTCACCGCACATGGCAAAGAGATAATGGATGGAGCTATGAAATTGATATTGTTGATTTGCAAAAGCAACCTGAATATAGCGGGGAAACTTTTTCTCTCGGCGATACAGTTACAGTTTGGGACGAATATCAAAATTTGATTCTTAAGAATCAACAAGTTATCTCTTATTTAGAGTGTGACGATCCGCGGCAAAACAAAATAACATTAGGTGTTTTCGTACGCGATAATGCTACTTTTGCAATAGAAACTGATTCTCTTGCAAAATCTGCCAATGATATGGCCTCTAATTCGGTTCAGCAAGGCAGAAAATATAGCAATGTAGCTATAACACATGAAGATGGTGTTATAGCTACGAACCAGGCGGGAACTCAGCGCGTAATAATGAACGCGCACGATTGCTTTGCCGTTCAAATTAAAAAGGGCGATGAGTGGGTAACCGTCAATTCAGTTGCAGAGTTTGGAATGCTCACCCCGCGACTTACAACAGAAAATGCAATGAACGCCTATTATGCGACAATCGGCTTGAATGAAAGCGGAAATCCGGGCCTTTTTCTATATATAAAATATAAAAATGCGTGGATTCGGCATTGTGAGATATGGCCAGGATATGATAGTGAAGGAAATCTCGCTAGCACTTTTGTTGATTCAAAATATGGCGATCTCGTCTTGAGCTCGCAAAAAAATATAGCGTTTATGACGGCTGAAGATGGTCAATTTATATTTCAAAAGGGCAACTCGGGCATTGGAAACACGGGGACAATTCAAGTGGGAGACGCAAAACTTAGTTTTGAAAATGGCATATTCACAGGTGAGGAATATGAAGACGTGTGGAGCGGAACGGTTCCATTAGCAAATGGTGTAACTATGGTCTTTGAGAATGGAATCCTCAAAGATGTAAAGGGAGGATAAGTGTGTTAATTAAACAAACAGAAGAAATGTCGTTGCCGGAAAGGCTTGCGGCTGAAAACACGAACAATCAGTATCTGCAGGCGCTATCTTATGTGGCGGTAGGAACAATTTTTCCTTACGCAGGGAAAGAAGCACCGGATACATACTTGATGTGCGATGGCGCTGCATTAGATATAACCGAGTATTCCGAACTGTTTAATGTAATCGGTTATGCGTTCGGTGGAGAAAATGAAACATTTAACCTGCCGGATTTGCGCGGCAGAGTTATAGTAGGAATAAATGCGGATGATGAGGATTTTGTTGGCATTGGAAAAAAAGGCGGAAAAAAAACGCATACGTTAATTGAAGACGAAATGCCGAAACATCGCCACAAAATTTATCATCCAAATAATGTGGAAGGTTCCACGGAATCGGCGCTTGCTAACACAGGGTTCCCAACACCCTCCGGAATTAAAAGCACTTTCAAAGCAACCATGTGCGAGGTTACCGATTCTGGCGGGAATCTAGCACACAACAATCTGCAACCATACATAGTTGTTAACTACATAATCAAAGCCAAGCAGGCAATTGAGAAAACAGATTTCCGTTTTCCAATCGACAAAGTATATTCCTCAACAAGTCTGAATGCCCAAAGCGGTTTAGCACTCGATCCAATATTTTTAAATAAGCAAGATAAGTTTGCAGCCTTTACTCAAACTAGCGAAGACGAGTATACATTAGACCTTTCTGCGGTAACAGGAGAAAATCGGGTTATAGTTAAATATTCGGATAGTGAGTATCTTGCGTTCAGTCAAGGCGAGGTTGAAATAGCGGGAGAGAAGGTTAAACTCAACCCATTAGCCGGTGAAGTATCAATGTCGGCATGCAGGGTAAGCGAAGTCGAAACTCCACAAGAAGATACCGATGCCGCAAATAAAAAGTATGTTGATGAGCATAGCGGGTCCTCGTGGAAAACCCTTCTTGATATTACCTTAACCGCAGAGCAGGGCGGCACTACTGCTTTAATGCTTGACATTGAAGATACTGAAGCATTGTTAAACGCGAGAGAAATTAGAGTAGCAATAACTTTCCCGGTAGCAGAAGCTAAAGCAGCTAATAACTTCTGGCACTCTATGTTGTTGGTTGATGCAGATAAGAAGAGTTATAACTGCTGCCTGCTAT